AATGTTAAAGTTAGATGTAGCACCTGTTACAGTAGAAGCTGTAGTACTATTACCTATTGTATTATTTTGTCCGTCTTGTAACACATCAAAAGTTAATGTTGCTCCTGATTGGGTTACATAGATATCATTTGCCATTACTGGCGTTATAAACATCATCAAAAACATAACTAATTTAGTTATACTTTTCATTTTACTTTTTTTCCTTTTCTAAATGTATCTTGTTTACGCCTTGCATTTTCCATAATTTTTTATTCACACCTTCATACACCATTTGCAATACAGCGTGTTCTATTGTTGTTCTTATAGCATAATTAACTGGTTCATTTGTAGCATTTCCTGATTCAAATTCTAAGGCTTTTGTGCCCATATCTAAAAATCTGAATACATCTCCGCCTTGACTATAACTAGCGATAGTTTTTGTTGCATGAACTGAAAGTAATATTTCACCTGTTTGTACTGCAACAACTCTTAATGAAACTGTTACTTGGTCTGTGCGATACATTTCATTAACACCAATACCAAAGTATCTTGCACCTACACCACCACTTGTAACATTACTATCATAACCCACAACACCACCTTCTATGATTAGTCCTGCAAAGACTAATGGTTTTAAAGTATTTGATGCCTGTGTTTCTCCGTCATATAATTCTCTTGTTGACCTAATTAATTGTCTTTCTTTAACTAGATTGTTTAAACCGTTTCTTTCAACAACTTTAAACCAATCACCATCACTTACTGCTTTTAAAGCAGATATAACCCATACATCAGGACCTTGGGTTACAGCTGTTGATAACTGCGAAAAGTTAGGATTAGGTTTTCTTTGTCCTGTTTGATCCTTAAATGAATAAACTGCAATAGTTATTTGAGGTTGATTATCTAAATCAGGTATCTCTCTTAACTTTTCTATTGTTGTTGTTCCTTCAATATATGGTTCAGCACCATACTTAATGTTTTGTCCATTTGAAGCACAACCTGTTAAAAGACATAACAATCCTATAACTTTTAATCCTGTATAAATGTCCATAATATCTTAAAACTGAAAATCACCTAGAGGTACTGACATGGTGGTCACATTACCAGTAGGGTCTGTAATTGTTAATGTAATAATCTCTGTTGATGTATCTTTCACCCAATAGATTGTAGAACCCTCTACTTCGGCTGTACCACTTGTTGGGCAGGTACCTGTACATGAAGTACCGAACATATTATCAACTAACTGTTTTGATAAGTTAGCATAAATTCTACTCTCTACATTCTTTATAAATTTAGCGATAGTAGTATTGTTTTCTGCTCTAACCGCAGCCGCTGCTGCTGACTTAGCGTCATCTTTCACATTCTTTTCTCTATTGTGTTGTAATTGCTCAATAGATAAAACATGACTAGAATAGCCATTTCCGCTGAAAGACGGATTGCTAAATTGATGCACAATTTCGCTTGCTGTAAGAGTGTTAGGACCCACCAATAACACATAAAAAAACGATACTAACACTACCTTTTGTAGTGTTTTCATACTTATATTTATATAAAATAAGTAATAGAAACAAACAAAATGACATAGTGTATCATCTGGTCTGTCCATATTGAGTTCCAAAACATAGTATTATTTTTTACTTGTAAATATTGAGTGTTAATTCTTGAAGTAATCCAGTCTTGTATCCAATGCAAGATTGCCATAAGTAAAACCCAACCTAGTATATTATAGAATACTACAATGAAAGGTAAAATGTATGCCCCGACATGGGCAGATAGCCAATAGTTTGAGCTACTTTTTTGTGTTGCCATCTTCTCTGTTTGAAGAAGGCCGTCTCCTATCCAATGACAAATTATTATCTTTAGTATTATCGCTAGTTCCATGCTGTTTCTCCTCATTCTCTTGCATTTCTAATACCGTGTTCAATTTTGACCTTAACCTGATAAGGTCATTATCTAACATTCTTATTCTATCTAGTAGACCAATCAATGCTATGTTCGCTTCACCTAATTTATTTTTGAGGTTTTCTGTTGTAAATTTGTATATGAAAAATATGAAGTAACCCATGGCGATTGCAGCCAAAGTGGCAAAACCATATTGGTTAAGAATTTCTACTACTGACATTTAATCTCTCCTAGCGTCTGTCTTTCCGTCTGCTCTGGAGATTCTATCTTCATCTGGTCTTAGTTTTAAAGCGTGAGATATTAACAAGTCTAATTTAATCATGTCATTGTTCATAGTTTTAATTCTATTGTCTAGTGCCATAATGATACCATGAATACCTTTTACTTGCCCGACCACAGAATCTAAAATATACTTTAAAATGATGTATATAAAAATACCCATAACAACTGCTGAAGCTACAGGTAAACCAAATTCAACTAATATTTCAAAAAATAAGTTCATACACCCTATTTATACGCTTAAAAAAAGGGGTGCCGAAACACCCCTAGTGTCTAATATAATAATATAATCTACTTTTTAGTGTATATTGAGTATAGTACCCAAACAGCAACTAAACCAACTAACCCTTGAGCACTAAACCCAGCGATAATTGATTGTACATTTGCTATCACAGATATGTCTGGCCAAAAAGGCACATTCTGTCCACTAAATAAAACTTCAAGGACAATGCCTAAAGCGATAAGTGAAACACCTACATCTGCTAGAGCGGCTGCCCAAGACTTTATTTTAGTAATAATTTCCATATATTGTCTCCTTTATATGATTTGATATCTCAAACTATGCATGATATAATGTATTATTTATATTAAAAAGGGGTTAGGACACAATATCCTAACCCCAATATAAAGAAACAGGTGGAGAGATTAATCCTCTTCTGCTAATTTTGAAAAGTAATCAAGTGTATCATCACCGTCATCCTCTTCATTACTATCAGCAACCGAAGTAGAAGTATCTGCTGTTTCATTTACAACTGGTGCACTAACTGTTGGTGCTGTTGGTGGGTCCATAACATCTTCAGCCGTACCAGTATTTCTAACGCCACTTAAAACTTTATCAAGTTTTGCTTTTAGCTCATCATAAGATTTAAAGTTTTCAGCCGCCAGAAATGGTTTTAGTGGATATTGTTTATTCCACAATTCTTCTATAGCTTCATCATTGTCTTTTACAGGTGATGAGCTATCAAACTCAGATTTATCATAATTCCAGTAACCATCAACTTTTCTGATTTTCAGTTTAAAGTTTGCACCTTCCCAGAAATCAAATGGGTTGATAGGTTTCTCATCTTCAAATTCAGGTTTCATCGCTTCAGTAATCTTATCAAAGATTTTCTTACCAAATTTAAATAGTTTGATTTGACCTTCATTCTCAGGATGTTTTGAATCACTAACAACTAGAACATTTGCAATATAAGATAACTTACGCTTTCTCTTTCTTGCAATCTCTTTGTCTGCCTCAACGCCAGAGTTCCATAGTAAACTATTTGATTCACTAACTGGATCTTTTTTGTTAAGTGTTGTTAAACTGTTCTCAATAAACCAGCCACCAGGACCTTGAAATGCATGAGACCATAATCTTGCCCATGGTAAATCTTCGTCTTTAACTGCTGGTAAAAATCTCAATACAGCATAACCATTACCAGATTTATCTAGTTCTGGTTTCCAGAATCTATCATCTTGATATGAGTTTTTTTGTTTTTGAGGTTCGGCAACTTTAGATAGTTCGCCTATTAGTGTGTCTAGATTAGACTTTGACCTTTTTAGGGCCGCAATACTTGTATTCATATTTGTATCTCCTTGTATGTTTTATTGTATTCGTATATGTCTGTATTATTCGACATTATTATTTATATGCGAAATAGGTGGGACTATGGATTTACCCACAAGATAGCGACCGGATACCATGTCCTAAACGCCATCAACCAGTTTCTCTCTGTCGAGAGTGTGATTCATAACTGGTAAAGTTACAAACCTGGGGACAACCCCTAAACTGTCAAGTTCAACCCTCTGGTAAAGGTTTCTTCCTTGCACTATAAAAAGAAAGTAATTAGTTTTCTTTTGCATATATCTTATTATAACAGAAAACTCGACCATTGTCAAGCACTATTACAAAATTATTTAATATTTTTTTTGCCAATATCTAATGCCAATAAGTCTGGATCTAATTCTACCGATTTCTTCAATTTGGCATTCTCTTTTTCTAATTGTTCTATCTTATCTTCGGCAACTTCTAATAAATGTTTTAACTTACTGACTTCTAAATTAGCATCCATTAGTGTGTGTTCTGCTGTATATCTTCCTGCGTTATCCATATTATATCCTTTATTTTGCTTTTACCATTACTTTAGGTACTATATCACAATTGTATGATAATGTTCTTCTTACTTGGTCTGTACCACTAAACGGATAAACAGTATGTACCAATGTATATGGAAATATAAAGAAATCGCCAACTTTAGGACTTAGCCTAATCTGTGATATTGCTAGTGAATGCTGTTGACCACCTATAAATTCTAAATGTCCGTTTGATGGAGTTTTAGGATTGATTACTTCTTCACCATATGTATCAGGTGTTTTTAAAAATAATACAGATGAAAGACCTACTAAGCTATTTTTACTCGAATGAAAGTGAGCAGGATTATATTCGCCTGCAAACATATCATTTATCCAAGCGTTATCTAAAACTGTTTGATGTGTTTGTCCTAATACTAAACCTGACCTTTTCATATATTCTTGAAAACACATTTGAAAAGTGCCCTTTATACTATCATCTAATAAATGATTGACTAATTTTTCTTTCTTAATTTTACCTGCAAGTTGAGTACTCCAATCTACTGTTGTTATTTCTTTTTCATCAAAGACATTATTAATCTCATCAATAAATGTTTTAGGCATTTCTAACTTGACGATTATTTCTCCTAATGTGTGTACTTGTACTTTTACTTGTTTATCATCTTCACTCATTATATCTCCTTCAATTTGTCTCTTAAAGATATTTTATATTTTGTAATATTATATGACAAAAAAGGTTTATATCTTTTCATTCTATCAAACAGTTTAGGCCACAATACCTTCTCTGTTATATCTTTGTTTAGTTTTTTTGTAAACTTTAGTATGTCGTCTAGTATTATTAATGTCTCAAAGTTTATCTTCTTTGACAAAAACATTTTAACAATAGGTGGATGTTGACCACCTGTTGATAAAAATAAATCATTAAATTTTATATCTTTTGTTGTCATTCTCTCTATAATATAATCAATGTCTTGTTCATAATAATAATGTAATGCTTCTAATTTTTTTGACCATTGTTTATAAGTATCGTCACCAGTTTTGCCAATGATGT